AAATCTTTAGCAACTATTATTAGACAAATATGTAAATCCACAAATATAAATATTAAATCTAAAATAACATATAATAAATCAACATATGAAATTATATATTATATAACAAAAAATCAAGATGATATAATAGAGAATCAAGATAACGCTTGATTAAAATAATTAGATACCACCATATCGCTATCTAATATATCTTTTTCGCTCATTCGTGCGAACCATTGATAGTTCTTTCGTATTAATACCTCATCACTTGGTATTAATATACCATATCCAGCATTTGGTAAATTCTCATTATCGCTTGCAAACAATTCTTCTAATCCTAAAGGTTTATCATTTGTTAATTTTGTACCTATTTTTCGACCTGAAACTAATTCTATATCTCTTTTCGCCATATATTGCTGTATAAACCATGAATTAATCACATCTGATACTAATGGTTGTGATGATTGATCATCTGATATTAATCTTTCAATATATTTTATTGCGTCAAATATGATTGGATTTTCTTTTTCGGCACCCATAAATTTTGTATTTGGAGCATGTGATAAAACATCTGCAGATTTTGATCTATTGGATGTTTCACACATAAACATATGGTCTTTTTTCGTACCATCTTCATACAAATTTTTCAAATTCTTTAAACAAATAAATCCTGGAGGGACTATCATTCCACCATAATTATATAAAAGGTTCATCATACCCAATTGTCGTATATAACCGGCGATTGGCTCTCCAACCTTAGTTATATCTAAATCCCATCCTGGTAACAAATTTGCAAAGGTTTCATCGTCAATTAAACAAACATGAAATGATTTTCCACATTTATCCATTATTGACTTTACCGTGAGATTTAGATACGGTTGATTTAAATTTAATGTCATTCTAGAACCAAAACTATCCCATTCCCTCGCATTTTTAGAATATGGAATATGTACCCATAAGATCGGTTTTTTTAAATTAGCTAAAGATGAGTCATTTAAAATATATTTTTTTACTAATTCATAATCTTCGTTAGATAATTTCTTTTTTTCGGATGCTTGATATCTTTGATATAGCATTCCTGTCCCAATTACACCTAATATTGTTAATATATATTTACTATAATTCGGTTTCATTATATATATATAATTACTAATATTTTAATAAACTAAATTTACTCATAAATTCTTGATTTTTTTTATCTGATTGCTCAATCTCATTCGCTAGATCCCAGCCAACATGGGTTGCTTCATCTGTTTCCATTTTTCGTCGATTTGAAATATATTGTTCTTGCTGACTTTTTAAACTGTCAGTCATAGTTACTTCATTACTCTTTCTATATTGCTGAAGATCAACTATATTCTTAAATTTCTCCTTCTTATTATAATCTTCATCTGTTACAGGTACTAGTGTATTATCATATGCATTTTTTAAATCTTGATATGTACTTTTACTAAATAATTCATTATTCCCATAATCACTAGGTGTTTGCTTTGATAAACTACTACTATTTACAGAAATGTTCGCACATGTTTCTTCAATTCCATTATATATAGTTAATTCTCGATTTCTCTTTTTCTCGTCAGAAAGTATCTTTTCTGCTTCTTCTTTCGTTTTTGAATTTTTTATATTTTTGGAGAGTTCATTATCTTCTTCTTTTAACCAGTCTGAATATCCATCTGTATTTTTATCATTTAGTTCTTCAAATGTTTTATTAAACCACTTATTGAAATTTTTATCGTTCTGTTCCTTTTCTTTATTTATATCTCTGGATGTATGATAATCAGTAAGTACCTCATTATATTCAATATCTAAGTTCTGTGTAGTATTTTGTCTAAATGTATAAATTCCGTGTAACTTTTTATATGCTTGACTGTAAAATAAAAAGTATTCTTTCGGGAGTTTACTTTTGTCTGGATGTGTCATTAATGTTATTTTTTTAGCTCTTTTCATGTCTTCTTCATTAAAATTTAAAGGAACTTTAAATAAATCCAATATATCATCTAAGTTGTAATTTTCTATATCTAAATCCGCAATCATTAATAATAAATTATATTATAAAAAATAATTAATAACTATATATATATGAATATAACCGATTGTCCTATATGTATGAATGAATTTAATAAAGATGCATCAAATAATCCTATTAATATCGGGATAACATCATGTGGTCATATTTTTTGTCTATCATGCATTATTAAACATAGTAAACAAAAATATACATGCCCCATGTGTAGATCTGAATTTATAGATCCAACCCAACACTCACAATATAATATGGAAGAAAATACTGTTGTTACCGATTGGGTATTTACTAGTTGGCAACAACAACTCGATAATATAAACATGACGTCGCAAATAGATACGTCGCAAATAGATACGTATACAACCGGTACTACCAATAGTATAACCCTACAAAATTTATCAATTGACTTAGGTGATCCACACTTAATTAGTACATATATTTATGGATTTATTGCGAATGAAGAAACAATTATAAATCCGTTGATAATATTTGAACCTGAACCAGAGGAAAATATTATTATTGAAATTATGGAAAATGAAATTTATGACTGTTCAATAACGATTCATTCAGATAGTTAAAATGACTAATTATTTTGCATCATCTCATTCATGCAATTTTGAAAAAATTTATTTACTTCATTAATATCTCCTGTATTACAAACAAAACTAGGATATATATTATCTTCTTCTGTTGTATAACATAACAGACCAGGTACACCATTTATGATTCTATTTCGTTTTAATACTGCATATATATCCATACTTTTATCTATATCTATTGTTACACATAAACAATTTGCAGGACTGTTTTCAAAAAAGTGTTTAACAGTAGGCTCTATCCGTTGGCATGGACCACACCATGTTGCTCCTAATTTTACAATAATTATACCAGGATTTTTTGATATAAGGTCGGCAAACTCCTTTCTAGAAGTTAATTCGGTACTTAATATAACCATTTTATACTATTAATAAAATATTTTTAAATATATATGAAAAAGTATTTTATTTACCTTATTATTATCATTATTATATCATCAGTATTTTATCCATATATATATAGTCAAAAACAAAGAAAGTTAATTGAACTTTTAGATACATACGACCTTGATACAAAATGGCTTCCTGGATACAACGTTGATTGCAATACTGGTGATATTATGCCACCTAAGTCTACATGGGTTAAATCCAGCCATTGTTCGTGTTTTACGAGTAGAGTATGTAATGACATGAATATTAAGTTGATTGGAACCAAAGAAGGATTTAATCAAAAAGGACTAGCTACGAATCAATTAAAGTGGTTAAAAACTGAAGATGCACAAAAAAATGGTTGGGAAAAAATAAATGAAACTGTTCCTACCGCATATGTTAGTGCAAATAAAGAAGCAAATAAAGGAAATATTGTAATTGCTGGAGTTGAAGACGATGCTAATTTACTAGGTCATGTATCTATTGTTCGACCATCTAACCGATCCGATTATTTGATTAAAAGAGACGGTCCCGATACTATTGCATCTTCTAAAATTAATGCAAGGTCTGTTTTTTTAAAGGAAGACTTTATGTTTAATAGAAAAGAATTAGAACCGTTTGAAAATAAATTACAATTTTTTGTAAATCGAAATTAAAAATTATATATTATTTTTTAAAATATATAATTTTCGAAAAATGACAATTTTTTATGGATGTTTTTTTTGCAACATTTTGAAAAATGCACAAAAATATCATATATACCATCGATGTGTATGTAGCCTTTTACTCCCCTTTTTTTACTCCCTTTTTTTGATATTTTTCATATCAAAAAATATATACGAGTGATATCAATCATGTTTAACAAAATACATCGATTATTTTTTAGCTAGGTGAGTTTTGCAGCTACCAGTATGCTACTAATTTACATATTTTATTATAATTAAACATGTAAATTATCAACTCATTTATGGTTTGATGTATTTCATTTCACTACTAAGTTTTGTTATGATAAAAATAGACTTTGGATAATTGTGCAAAATAATTGTTGGATTCAATATTTTGTGAAAAAGTGTTTTTTCCTAGAAGATGCTCTCATTTACTAAATATTATATCAATTTTTATGGTCTTGCAGAATTCCTGTGAGGCTTGGCCCTAACATTCGGGTTTTACACAAAAATTTATTGTGCAATTCTTCAATGTTAGAAGACTCTCTCACATTTTTTTTGCGTCAGTAACAAAAATATAAATAACTTTCTTAAAATAAGAGCATAATCTAGGAAAATAGACCCTTATTTAACGGGGTCATATTTTTGTCAATTATTGATTTTTGTCAATTATTGATTTTTGACAATTATCGATTTTTACATCATTTTCAAGATTTAATGTGTTTTTTTAAAATGCTTAAAAATAAAATATATGTTTTTAGTATATATGCTAACTGATGTTAATACAAACACATCAAAAAACGCTGATAAATTTTATTGTAAATATTGTAACTTTAGATGTAGTAAGAAAGGAGATTATACCAGACATTTAACTACACGAAAACATTTGAAGCTAACAACTGATAATTCAAATGCTAATTCAAATGCTAATTCAAATGCTAATTCAAATGCTAATTCAAATGCTAATTCAACTGCTAATGTATGTATAACTGATAAGCTTATGTGTGAATGTGAAACGAAATTTTCCCATAGATCTAGTTTATCTAGACATAAAAGGACATGTAAAACACATTTAAATACAATTGAAGTAAAAAATGCAGCGAATGATATTGAACTAAAAAATGCAGCGAATGAGATTGTACCTATGGATCAATATGGTGAGGCATTAGCTCTCTGTGTTAAATTGTCTCAAGAGAACCAAGCACTTACTAAAAAGGTGATAGAGTTGGCAGAAAAACCAAATGTTGTTAATCATACCAAAAATGTCAAAAATGTTTTTAACTTAAATGTGTTTTTAAATGAGAATTGTAAGGATGCCCTGAATTTAACAGATTTTGTCAAAAATCTTAAATTACAATTAGAAGATTTAGAAAATATGGGCAAATTGGGATATGTTGATGGTATGTCAAATATCATTATAAAAGGTTTAGAAGAGCTAGATGTAGAAAAAAGACCTATACATTGTACAGATACACGAAGAGATGTATTATACATAAAGGAAAATGATACATGGGATAAAGATTCAAGTGTAAATACTAAAAAAATATCCAGTGCGATGGAAGATATAAAGAAAATGAATGTTAAGCAGATGCAAGAATGGGTTGAAAAATATCCAGCCGCTAGAACAGGTGGTAGCCAAAAATGTGATGAGTATCATCAAATAGTTTCAAACCTATTTGGATGTAGTGATCCGGAAAAAAATACCAAGAAAATTATAAAAAACTTAGCAAAACATACGTCGTTAAAGGATGCCAAAGATATAAAAACATAATTTGTTCCGTTTTAAATTATCATTTTTCATTTTATTATATAGTATTATACTAATAAAATGAAAAGTATAATCCGTCGTCGCAATAAAACGACTCATAAAAAGAGGGCAATAAAGCGAACAAATAAATATAGAAGAATGAGAAGTAGAAGAATGAGAAGTAGAAGAATGAGAAGTAGAAAAAATAGAAGAATTCGCAAGAAAAAATATAAGGGAGGAAATAAGGATGTATGTTGTATATGCGATAAAGAAACAGACAGCATTTTAACACCGATTAGGTGTGATAGACGACCAACCGGTGCTAAGACACATATAATATGTGGCGATTGTTGGTGGCCGTTTGCCGATGAAAATACTGACCATGCTTGTCCTGGTTGTATAAAAGACCCTTTACCAAAATCAACCGGAAAAAGTTCCCCCGCCCCAGTAATAGATTTAACTTAGGATTAACATTTTTATAATATTAGAGAATTAATATTATAAAAAAATATATAAAAAAATATAAATATATTATAAATTATGAGAATTGCAGAGTTTGGGATTGGAGGTGATATATCAGATAATATTATAAAGGAGTATAAGGTATTAATATCTGGGAATAAATCCTTTGTTACCAAAAAAGATTATTTTAAACACCAAATACGTAATTTTATAAAATTATCGTCAGAT